ACCATCTTCTCCCCATACTCCTCCAGCGCTCGGGCAGGATCTTGCATCACCAGCTCCTCAATCCGCTTCTTCCAGGCCTCCGGATCTTCCTGCCGAGTCGGCTCAGGGGTAGGGGTAGCCTGCGCCTTCTTCACCTCTGCCAGGGACTCGGTGAGAGCCTTCAAGCTCTGCGCCACATCCACCCCTTGCGCTCGCTGCTGTTCCAGTGCCGCTAACTTCTGCTCCAGGCTCTTAATCGCCTCCTCATACGCCTTCTGGGGTTCAGGAGTAGACTCTGCCCCCTTGCCCCCTTCCTCATCACTCAGCACCACGTCTACCTCTTCGGTAGAAAACTCTTCAATCTTCGTTTCCATACTTCCTCCTCAGTTTTTCAAGCTCCCTATCCAGGGAGACCTTCATTTCCTCCAACACCGCCAGGGCCCCCTGGTGATACCTCACCTGCTCCCATTGGGTTCCCTTCAAAACCAGCTGGAGCTCCCTGTCCCGCAGCTTGCCCCACACCTCCTGCAGGAACCACTGGTAGCCCCCCTCCTTGTACCATTCCCATACTCTCTCCATACATCCTCTCCATCATCGATTCTTTCATGATGTCCAGTAGATTCGCCTGGAACTCCAAATCCTTTACATAGGGCACATACGCACTGGAGTTCGTCTCCCCAAACATCTGTAAGGTCTGCTCCATCAGCTTCGTCCGCCCCACAAAATACTTGCTCACAAACGCCTTTACCTCCGGCATCATCTGCGGATTCATCAGAAGCGGCATCAACTGCAGTAGCTCCTTGTAATACATCGAATATAGCTGGGTGAGCATCATGATACCCGTCCGCTTAGCATCCTCGCTCTTCTCCTCCTCAGTCGTCTTTACCTCGAACTTGAAGGCAAAGGGAATATCCTCCACCCTCATCCCTCCCAACACCCTCTCAATCAAGGGCATGTCGGACGGCTCTGCCTCAGGCAGTAGAAACCTCTTCGCCCTCTCATAGTTACACACCATCTGCATGAGCACCACCAGCCCCACTTCCCCAATAGCTCGCTCCATATCCTCAATTACCGAGGCCAAAATAGACTCCGTCCTCTGCGCCAGGAACATCATCCCACTGGCCGTCGACCGTGTCTTCGCAATACTATCCCCCAACCCCTGGAAAATATCATTCGCTCCCGTATACTGATTCAGATCCTGCTTTGCCACATTCTCCCCAATCAGGGTAGATTGCGTGACGTCGGGGAAGCTCACCACATTGATGTCCGCCTTGGGCTCAGGGGTCTCCTTCACCAGGGCAGGCTGTATCCGAAACCTCTCCCCCAACCCCAGACCCTCTCGCACAAACAGCATCTGACAGCTGGCCAGAAACGTAGAGTTCACCCGCATGTTCCTAAAGGTATCAATCTCCCGCTGCTGCTGCTCCCCCAGCCACCCTACCCCAATCCCATACAGGGGCTCACTCTCCCCCGTATCGGAAATCAGTAGATAGGGGAACTTCACAATCGGCCTTCTACCCAACTCATTGAACTCCGCCCGTAGGATCGTCCCTGTGTCCAAGTGAAACCACACCAGGAGATCTTCCTTTATCCCATTTCCATCCACATCCCAAAACACATACACCCGATAAATCTCATACTCCTCATTCTTATCTACCGCAGGCTCAAGCCCTAACCTCTTGAACTCCTCCACCTCCCCCTCCGGCAGTTCGGTAATGGGAGTTCCAAACACCTTATCTACATCTCGGAAGAACCCAATCCCTGCCTGCTGCTCTAAGGCGTACCTAAACCAGCGCTCTCGAATCGCCACCCAGGGAGCAGCCTGTAGATCCCCCCAATGTACCCTCGTAAACACATCCTCCAGCTTGGGGGTCTTCACCACAGGCCCATCATACACAACCTTATCCACCTGCTCCTGATTCCCCCCGGCCCCTGTCCTCTTAAACTGCCACCTTTTCGTCATCCAGGGGATCTCCACAAACTGTGTCCCCATACTCACCGTCTCATACACAATCTTATTCAACTTCCGTACAAAATCTATGTGTAGGGGGCTCTCCAATAGCCGATTCAAAAACCGAGTGAGGGCGGTTGCCACGGGCTCTTGCTGGGGCCCCGAACCCCCCACGGTAATCAACGGCTTTCTCCTCTTTAGATACCTCTTCACATGGGCGTAGATCGCATTGGTGTTCGCCCCTACCGAAGGGGTCGCCAAGTTACTTGCCCCCTCCCAAGGGAAATCCTTCGACTCCCGCTCCGGTCGGCACAACCTCTGCCGCCTCCACGTATTCCACTTCTTCTCTAACTCCGCTCGCTCTCCCCCCTCCTTCACATCCGTAATTTCCTTCTGTAGGTACTCCACCAGGGCCTTGGCCACTTCCTCCGAACTGAACACCCAGCCTTCCTCATAGAGCCCCTCACCCTCCCCTACAACCTTCTTGGCTTCCTCCACCACTTCGCTCAAACCTGCCAAATCCGACATCTCAGTCCTCCTTCTTTAGTATCCCGTGACAGGATCTCTACCTGCCACCTTCTCATATTCTTCCTCCTCCCATTCCTCTTCATCCATCGGTTCGGGAGGCTGTAAACTTACCTTCTCTGCCATTGCCCATGCATCCAATACATCCTTCAACCTGCCTCCGGGGAAGCTTCGCATCTCCTCCCACACTACCCTCTCCACCTCCTTGGGGGCATACACTAACCCTCCTCCCAGTACCGGTTCTAGGGCCACCCGAATCCTCGACTCCTTATTCGAAGTCCCGCTAGCCAAGGGATAGGCTCGCACCCACAACCCCCTCTTCATCTGCTCCTCTCGCAACAGGGGCTCCAGTAACTTGAACGCCCCCTGCATCTCGAATGCGGTCATCCGAATCATCGGAAATAACTTCATGTGCTCAAACACCCATTCAAACACCTGCTGGATCTTCACATACCCCGCCTTCACCCGTAGCAAAAACCTCCTCCCCTTCCAATCCCTTGCATACACCACCGCCACACTGCGACTCGTTCGGGCATCCGTCTTCTTCTCTGTGGCTGCGGGGTCTACGGCCTGCACCACATCCATGTCCTCTAACCTCTCCTCCACCCATTCTTGGGTCTCCCCATCGATGAAACTTACCTTCACCTCCCCCAAAGGCCCTCGCTCCACGAAGCACTCCTTCAACCGATACAGGGCGAACTCCGAACTCCCAATCTTCCTTGTCCGATTGTAGTACTGTGTCCACAAGGTCCAGGGGTCATCCTTCTCCATCTTCTTCAAAAACTCTTGATCAATCCGCTCAGGAAACAGCAGTTCCCCCTCCTCCTCCACCTCCCGATAGTACACATCCCACTCCCCGTCCTCGGCCAACTGCACCTCTTCCTCATTAGGAAACCCCCAGATCGACCGCACGCTGTCAAAAATGAATGTGTAGGCATCCCCTGCCGAATACCTCGTCCCCACCACCATCACCTGTCCCTTCTTAGGATCAATAAGGAGCGTCCGTGTATTGGACTTCAACCAGTTCTCAATCCGAAGCATATCCGCATTGGGATTCCTGTTCGCATCCAACTGGGCATCCCCAATGGGGTCATCCACCTTTAGGTAGGTCACATGAATCCCCTGCGTCGATCCCCCCACCGCAAAGACCTTGATGGTCGGATGCACACTAAACCTCGGCCGATTGGGCACTACGAAGGTGTCTGCGGTCACCCTCCCCTTATCCTCCAAATCCTTCACGAACTCTGGGAACAGCCACGCCAGCATCTCATTCCCATCGAACGTCCTCTGGGTAATCTGTAGGAATTCCTGCGCCCGATCAATGATGGAGCTACACAGTCCAATCACAATCCCAGGATCTCGCAAAATCTCCCAGCTATTCGCCCCGTGGGTAAGCACCGTACTCTTGAACGTCCCCCGAGGCAGGAATGCCGCTGCCCGACCCCCCGGCCTCCGTGCTCTCTGATAAAAATTACACATATCCACATGTAAGTCCGTATTCACCTGCTCATAGGGCCCCGAATAGCCCGCCACGAACTTGAGGAAAAACCACAGGCTCACCAGGGCCGCTTGCCGAATGGCCTGCCTCACCTCCTCATTGGCCGTAGAGAATCGCCCCGCTCCCACCATCTGCCCCACTTCCTGCATGACCTGCGGGGCATCTGAACCCCCAAATAGGGGTGCTTGGGGATGGGGCAGGATCTCAATCTTCGGGGGCCTGTGTTTCTTCGACCAATAGATCGTTCCTTTCTCTATCACCCAGTAACCCCTTTATCGCCTGAGCTGCCTGTGCAATGTACTCTGGCGGCACATTCAGCACAAATTGGTTCGCTTCCATCACCTTGGGCGCTTTCACCAAATCTCCCACACTCTCCAGTACATCTTTGGCAGCTTCCCGCCTCACCTTCGCATCCACCTTGGGATCTTGCAAAATGTCCAGGTAGGTCGCCCATGCCAGCTTCCTCGCCACTTCCTTTCTTTTCTCTACATCTTCCATTATCTCTAAGTATACCACACCCTGTACAAATGTCAAGCATATAGGTTGACAAATGTTAACTATTATGGTATACTGGTAGGCATGGAATACAAACTTATCCACGAAGAAGTATTGGTGAGGGTGCTAAAGGATGCTCCCCTCACCCCGTCCGGCCTGATCTACATCCCCAAGGATGCCCGACAGGCCCTACAGTT